CGTAGACCACAATTGCGACTTATCCAGTTGCCGGTCGTAATCGGCTGGCAAGGCAAAGTCCTCGGTAGTCCCGTCGCCGGTAATGACCGCAATCTTGTTCAGGATTTGCCATTCATGGCTGGCCGCAATCATGGCCGCCATTTCGTTAGCAATGTTTGCAAGCTCGATATGCTCGCGGGTTGTCGATCCGTAAACCGCTGCCGGTTTCTCAAGTGCTATGCCTGACGTGCAAGCCTGTTGAAAAACCGTTAGCAGGCTCATGCATTGATCTCCGCAGCACTGGCGACTTCCTCAGCCATCGTCTTGAGCGTGGCAAGTTTAGGATTGCCCTTCACCTTCGTGCCGGATGTCGCCTCGATATACCGGCGAAGATCCCCGGCCGTGTGGCCTATGAACCGGCCTTCGGTGACGACTTCGGCTTTGACAGGCTCATCTGTGCTGGTTTGCGCCTTGCCGCCCATTGCCTCGATCTGCGCACGCAGGGATGCAAGCTGGTCCTGCATCTGTGCATTCTGAGCCGCTAACTTGGTATCCAGTGCGCCTTCACGGGCCTTCATCAGCCAAGTTTCAGCCTTGCCTTTCCACTCGCGCGCACCGGGTCCGAGACGCTGGAGCAATGTGCCATCCAAGCCAGCAAGGGCCTCAATCGAGAACACACGCTGCGCCTTCAGTTCGGCAACCTTGCTGCCGGTAATTCCGGGAAGTTCATCAAGCGGGGTGCCATCAACAAGGATTGACCTGTTTTCAGCGAAGGCAGCGTAATGGCGCGGAAACTGTTCTTTCCAGCTAATCTGCTCGCGGCGCTCCGGGCAGAATGTCTGGTCACTGGCAGGCGCTACAAGCTCTGAGTGCTTGTCGCCCACGTATTTGATGCGGACGAATTCCACGTCCTTGAATTTCGGAATGCCAAGCTGCGCCGTTGCGGCTGCATCCTCGACCGTCTGGGAAAAGAATTCGATGTGAAGGTGTGAGGTATCTTGCATGTCAGGGGTTCCGTCTGAGGGATTGTGAAAGGAAACCGGGGGCAAGGCATAACCCCGCCCCCGGCATTGAGATTAAGCTGTCAGGCCGTCATCCATGAACGGATACTGGATCTCGAATTCGGCAAGACCAGCGGAAGGCGTGCCAATGGCAGACGCACCTTTCGCATTCTTGACCAGGTCGCCAGCGACAATGGCGTCGTCCACGCTGCCCGCAGTTGCGGTGGCATAGGCGTTGCCGTTGTCTGCAAAGCCCGTCAGCACCGCACCCACGGCCTTGCCGTAGATTTGATACCAGCCGTAGCTGGTTGCTGCCGTGTTTGCCGACATCGCAATCGCCACGGGGCCAATCGCATTCGCAGCGAGGAGAGCCGTCGTGTAGTCGTCCTGGTTGAACGTCACCCATGAACCAACAGCGGTTGAGGCAACGCCTGCCAGATAAATAAACTCGCCGGGACCATAGGTCTCGTCCGAGCACTTGAACCGGTCCCCAAGGCGATGCTTGAGGGTGGTCGAGGTTTCCGCAATCGGTTGGCCAATCAGGCCGTTTTCTGCACTTCCGTATGTCATATTATTCTCCTGTTAGATGTGTGACCATTTTTGACGGGTAACAATCAGGGAAATATTAGCCTGAGTGACGCCAAACTGGCGCGCAACATCTTTTTGGTTTTGCCCCAGTGAACAAAGTTCCCGGATCATCAAGACATCTTCAGGGTCCAGCTTTGCGGCTGGGTTGGATTTTCCCTTAAAAGCAGCACCCCGCCCTTTTGCAACCTTGTCAGCCATATTCTCGGCATGAGTGCCAAGAAACAGATGGTCAGTGTTGCAGCAGGACGGGTTGTCGCATGTGTGGCAGACAAATTTGCCATCAGGCACAGGCCCGTGGCGAAATGCGTAAAGCACGCGGTGAACATAAACCATTTTGCCCGAAAGCTTAATTTGGCCATATCCACCGCGCCCTTTTGCGCCAAGCCATTCAATGCATCCCGTCGCCTCGTTAAGGCGAAGGTATTCAGCAAATGGTTTGCGCGGTCTGCCCATTTTCTTACCTATCAGGGTGTTGAGTCGTAAAGCTTTGCCATATGCAAAGGATTCGACATGGTCAGGTTGCCATAAAAACCAATGTGCTGCACGACCGCGTCCTGGTTGATCGGCATTTGCTTGCCGCCAAACTTGACGAAGTTTCTGTCCGGGTGATACCGGAACTTCAGCGCCGACGTGTCGATGAAGTAGCTGACGTTTGACGGCATCGCCGTGCCAATTCCGCCTTCGAGCACAACGTCCACGCTCTTACCGCCGCCGTAATACTTGAGCGACGTGAAGCCCAGCTTGCCAAGACCGTTCTCGTCGTTGATGCGCTGGATGTTCGTGGTTGCTGCTGAATACGTGATGTAATGTTCCGCAGAACACGCAATCAGGTTCGGGCCTTTCTGGCCACGGCTGGAACGGATCATGATGTGATCGAACAGCGGCTTGACCGTGGTCGAGGTGACCGCCGTGATGGCAGTGCCCGCAACCGTGATCGAGTTGGCATCGTATGAAGACGTGCGCCAGATGGCGTTGTCCACGCGGCTGATACCGCCATACGTGCCGGAGTTTACCGTCGTCGGAATGACAAGCTGAAGCCCGCCAATCTGGTTGGACGCTGTGCCGGCAGAGTGCAGGTCTTCAACAAAGCGGTCGGTCAGCTCTGTCTCGGCTGCACTGATGTGCTCTTCCATGATGTTCTTGAGCTGATTTCTTCCGCTGTTCTTCAGGATGTCCTCGCCCGAAAGCGTGACGGACACGGCTGCCTGCTTTGCAGTAAATTCCGCATCGTTGAACAGTTCGGCCGGTGACGGGTTCAGGTATTGATACCCGGCGTAACGGATATAGGTGCCGCTTTCGTTATAGAGCAGACGCTCGCGGATCGTCGGACCCGAGAACGGCTTGAACTGGTCGCGGGCTTTCATGACGCTCAAGATGGCGTTGGAGTTGGAAACGAGGTCTGCGTAACCTGCGCTCCGGTCCTCCAGTGCCAGCGAGAACGCTTCTTGAAGCTTCTCTGTGGATGTCAATGGCATGACAATCTCCTGCTGGTGGGGTTAAAGCCCGTATTGGTCAAAAGCCCGGTCAAGGGCTTCACGGGCCGATGCAGGCGTCTTTCGGTTTGCAGGGTTTGAGCCTGACCCAGGAGCGCCGGTGATACTCAATTGGCCTTTACGGGTCTGATCCGCTATGGCCGGGTTTTGCGGGGCCGGGGCAGTGCGCGGCGCGGGTTTGAGCCGGTCGGCAATCTCGTAGGCTTCCTGCAATCTTAAACGCGGTTCAGTGGCCGTGACAAGACCTGACCGCAATATACCGGCAATCTGAGGCTCCAGTTCACTATATCTGGGGTTCTTGACCGCAAAGTCGGTAATAAATGACTGGACCTCCTGCTGCTGACGCTGGGTATAGGTCTGCGTCTGGCGCTTCAGTTCCATGTTTTCTTGCTGGAGACGGGCAATCTCCTGGCTCGTCTGCTTGGCATATTCGTCCAGATCCTGGCCAAGGACGCTTGCTGCTACGTCTTGCAGGGTGAACCCATGACGCTTGGCCAGTGTGTCAAACACTTGCACGGGGTCGGTCGCCATCATGCGGGCCATCCCCTCGTAATCTGCGAGGACGCCCTTGATGTCCATGCCGTATTGCTGGGCAAGGGTTTCGTAAGGCGCCACGTCAGTTTGCCAACGGGTGGCCTCGGTGCGGTATTTCTCGATACCGCCTTGCATCTCGCGGATGGTCCGATGCACGTCGGCTTTGACTGCCGGGGGCAAGGCTGACCATTGAGCCTTGGCTTCCGCGGACAGGCGTGCAGGCGGTTCGTCGGGGTTCTGCGACTGTTCGGCAGTCTGCGAGGCGACTTCGCTTGGCTTCGCGGGAACTTCGGCAGACTTCGCGGTAACTTCGGCCTTGGCCTCGCTCTTCGCCTCGCCCTTTGCAAACCGGCCAGACTGGTCCCGGTTCCGGCCTGACTGCATCTCCGGTTGATCGGCAAACACGTTGTCAAACGCATTGTCCAACGCATCGCTTAGCGTGGGAGGCGGGGCATCTGGCGCGCTTGCAGGCGCATCAGGAACGATGTTCGGGGTCTGTGTGTCGAGGTCTTCCATGTCTTAGGCTCCGTCTGAGGGAATGTTATGCGCCAAAACCGGCTCGGCTTAATGCCTTGCCGACTGCCGCTTCTACTTTCTTGCGTGACTTCTGTTTTTGCCGCTTGCGTTCGGCCGGCGCCTGGGTCCGCATGTATTCCGGGTCCGTGTAAGACTTGTCGTCGCCCACTTCGATCACACCGCCCTCGCGGTAAGTGCGGCGCAAATGCCGTTTGCTGTCATACATCTTACCGTCAAGCATGGATTTCACCGGGTCCATGCTGTCACGGATCAGCATTGGTGCGGCGAGGTCAGAGCGCAGGTCTGGCATCCACTCGCGGTGGTTGTCAGGCCACATGGCGACGTCATGCAGGTCGCCGCAGACTTTGCAGATGCGGTATGTGGCCATCAGTGCTCCACCTCTTCCGTCCAATACGCGCCCAGCATCGACCTGGCTTCAGCCTCGTCCTCAAAGCGCAGGTAGATCGTCTCCGCCCCGGCAAACACGCGGCGGGGATTACGCGGTGTGGCGCGGTATGGCTCTAGGGCTTCTGTGTAGACCTGCGGGGAGACGTTGAGGTGGTAGCCGTCCACGTAGCCAATCACGGGCCTGTGGGTGTTGCCCTCGTCGTCTGTGATTTCATCGCCGTAGATGGCTATTGGGACGGGGCCGTCAATCAATGAAGCATTGAACATGGGCTAGCTCGTTGTGGTTTGGAGTTGGGCGTCTGTAAGGGCGCTGTTGAAAACTGCGATGCGGCGGATGTGACCGAAAAGGTTATTGCTTCCGCCTGTGTTAGCTCCAATCGCCATAAGCGCGGGGTCGCTTGGCATCGTTACCGATAAATCGGAAGTTACCGCTGCACCGCTAAGGGAGCCTCTGACGTTGTTGGCGCCAAACGATCCCGCCGCCTTGTGTATGCCGCCGATATTTGCTGTTCCAAGAGTCAGGTCTGCTTGAATAACACTGGCGTTGTTTTGATAAGCGCGGACAACATCATTTGTATGCCGGTGGTAAAGGGCGGTTTCGTTCGCTATCGTATTGACCGAAAGCACTCGGTAAAAACTGGTAGCGTCTGTCCCGTCTATGCGTTGCCATTCCGCCCAGAGCGTAGCCGGGTAGCTCACCCCTGCCGTATACGTCAGAACGTCAGCCGCCCTAGTCGCAGAGGCTGCAACGGTGACAATCGGAGAGCTGGGGAAGGCGCCTGCTTGGAGGTCGGCTTGCCAGATGAAGATGCCGGAGGTTCCGTTGCCTGTGTAGTTTACAACATTGTCCGCAGTAGCTGGAAAAATATTGCAGCTTGTGGCTCCATCACCAGTGCCTGTTGACAGATCAACAATCGTGCAGCGATACCAGCCATTTGCCAGCGCTTGAACTGATGCGGAAACAAGGTTTACTGTCGTTCCAACAGTGCCGTTTGCCAGATTAAACCACGCATATCCGCCTCCCAATGCGCCAGTTACTTCAAGCACCGCCCAAGTGCGCTCACTGGCTTTCAGAAATACCGAATAGGCGTAATTGATGCCGCTCGTTAGCCCTGTCGAAAACGTTGTAGACTCAAGCTTGTGAGTGTTCGTTGAACTGTCTTCGACCAATTTGGCGGCGGTGTTAGTCCCATCAGGTGCGGTCGTTGCGTTCGCGGTTACAGAAACGCGCGTTTTGATCCAGTATGCATTGTCAAACGTCTGCGACCGCAGCAGCAGGTTCGTCCGGCTTCCCTCTATCAGCACACCCCGATCCCCGCGACGAAGCGCGCCGCTTGCAAAGCTCGTCAGCGTCCCGTCTGCGTTCTGGTA